CGTTGTTCGTTAGGATATAGGTATCCAGGTCTGCCGCGTCCCGCGTACCTGCGGGATCGCCCACGGCCCATTCGTCTGCGGCGTTTAATGTCATTGTCAAACTCATTACTAAACATAACACCCATAAAAACTTTTTCATGTTGAACCTCCTTTTAAAATATAGGCAATTTCATTAAAGATTTTGTATCACTTCCCGTATATATCCTAATCTTGCTCGCATTAGTATCCGCAGTCGTAACTAACGGAATTTCGTATGTTAATTCTGTGCTATATTTGCAGTTTGTTTTTTGATACCGTAACGGAGATTGAGCAATCCATCCTGTCCCGCCTTTTTGCGCTATTCTTGAAACAACATTCTGCCCTTGTATTTTTATAGGAGCAATCACATCCGGCTCTGCCGCGGTTGATGATGCTTTAATACTGTCTATATATAAAACTCTCGTTACTCCTGGATGTCCTGTAGCGCTATAATCAGGAGTTCCATAAGGCCGCGCGTCTCCGGTAACATATACCCCTATTTCTTTAGAGAGACTATATGAAGGCGCGGTTATTGCTCCTAATCCGGTGTAAAGTAAAAGCCCATCATACCATACCGTAGCATAACCGTTCTTAACAACCATCCGCATTGTATGCCATGCAGTAAACCCAGCGTCAATATAACCTCTAATATTATTAGCGGCTAAAAAATCCTGGATTCTTACATGAGGATACCCATCATATTGTTTACTGTTAAAGCAATGCCATGCGGAAATAACCGCGTCGCTATTATTAACCGCATAAAACTCAACATCCGCTTCACATCCGGCAATATTTATATCATTCATTTTAAACACTATTTCATAAGTAAAATCTGTTGTGAATCCTGCGGTTGTCATTTTTACTCTTGATTCTTTTGTCGTCTCCAGCGGCGGCGGGTAAGTTGCCTGTGCATAAGGACATGTAAGTTTATAGCAGCTTCTCCCGTCTTCCGTTACTAAATCAAACGTCCCACCTATTAAAGAAGAAGACCATCCTCCATCCAATGCGTCGCAATCTTGGTTTGTTAGATTCCAAGTGGGTGTGTCGGCGTGCGCACTAACTGTAAAAAATAAAAATATGATGAGTAGTATTTTTTTCATAGGTCGGTGCGATACCATATCTCTCCCGTTGCCGGATCGCTTGGATCGGTTGTTCTATTCTCAATAATCAGCCGTTTTAGTGATCCTGCATTATTATTGAGCCTCATCCAGATTTTCCTTATTTCTTCGTTAAGCGCGGTTAAGCCATTATCATCGAATTGGCTAATCACGTCTTGAGCCTGTAATAACGCGTAAAAACAAAGACAAATCATTAACAGAATGATAAACTTTTTCATACCATCGGCTCCACATCCATCATTAAAACGATTTTGTAAATAGTAACCGGATTTAAATCTGAATTAGTGATGTCAACGCTAAAAAGTTCTCCCGTAAGAGCGCCATTTGTAAAGTATTCTTCGTAAAACTCGGGATTATCCGCGAGATTGATATTGAAAGTATCCGTATCTCCTTCGTAATTCTCAAACTTTATATTAAGCGTCCCGGAAGTTCCTGAATGATATACCTGTATTTTCCGCAAAGTCTTTTTATATCCGGCAAGGAAATCGTACCATCCCGAACGCCAATGCAACGGGATCGTTGTTTCGGTAGTTGTCGCTTCTTTAAAATACGATATTTTCACTCCATCCGATAATATCGGGCTGTGGTCGTAATCAGAAGTTGTAAGCGATATCCGGTATTGACACCACGCACCGGCGGTTAATGCGGATATGTCCGATCCGGAAGGATCACTGTATTCGCTTGACCATGAAGCTGCCGAAAGCCCTGCTTCGGTTGATGCGCTTCGTATAGCAAGGGTAATATTATCAGTTCCGGTTCCAAACGATTCAGTCCAGTATATCTTATCATATTTTTGTGCTCCTGCGTTTAAAGCTTGCGATATATATGATCCGGTAAGGGAATCCCGGTCTATTGATCCTATCATTTCATCGATTGTACCTGTAAGATCATCAATCGTTTCTGTACGGGCAATCTCTATTTCAGGATTATTGGCGTCTCCTCCAACTGCTTCAGGAATATATCTTGCATCCGTAAACGTCCCGGTAAAATCAGAATGTTTATGATGGTATATTTCGTATGCCTGATAAGTATAGTTATACACTTTTCCATCAGATGATGAGCCATAATACAACGCATCCCAGTCAGATCCTGAACTGAACGAAACAAAACAATTCGCGTTTAATATATCAACGCTATAATTTTCTCCGATAAAATCATATATCAGTATCCGGTTATTTTCAGATGAGCTTGTTTTTTTTGAAGAATATGCTAAGTAGTATTTATTTTTATGGAAAATCCCCCAGGCATAAGGCCTGTTTGACTCCAAAATGTCTTTCATTTCAGGCTCAACCCTATCGGATATCAATTCCGCCGCCTGTCCATTAAACCTATATAATCCATCACTCCCCAGATATATTATACCCGTTGGAGTTTCCTGCGCCGAATACATCCCCCGGCATCCGGCCCGGGTAAATATATCAGACAAAGACCAGTCTGCGGCAGGAGAAGAACCATCGGTATAAAATTTTAAAATAGAATTTTCTTTCCCCACCACCATAAGGCCGAGAAATACTTTGATGAACATGATCTGATCGCCATCGTTTGGCCGCACATCCCAATAATAATCAGTCGGGATGAAATAATCAAGATTTCCATCATCAGTATAATATAAGCGGGAAGGAGCAGACGGATCATTCCCTAAAAAAAGGCGGTTATAATGAATAAGCGCAAGTTTTCCTTTCGGCGGAGTACAGGTATATGTTGTCGGATATGTCGTTGCGCTTATTTCTCCATCGGAATCAGAATCGGTTAACGTAACGTCCGAATTATTGGCTATTTCCCCGTTTGTTAAAAGATAATAAGTCGTGGCTCCATTCTTGTGCCGGTATATCTTGCGTCCGATAACTTCTTCTCCTCCATAATTATCCGGGCCTATCGGTATCATGGTCAAGTCAATATCGTTGTCCGTAACCGTAACCGCATTTGAAGCAACATTAAAAGCCACTTCATAAGATGTCGTGTAAAAAGTTATCTTGTAATGGTATGTTCCGCTTGGCCCGCTGCCATCTCCCGCATCAGCGGCAAGACAAGACCCGATATACGTTGCAGATGCGGATGTTCCATCGTATTTCACCGGCTGATTATACCCGTCAGTTCCTATGGCCACATTGTGCCAAGTAGCCCACTGCCATCGGTAATCCCCGGTTGATAAATCGAGTATTTTTGTAAACGCTCCGGTAATATCCGATCCAGTCTCTATCTCATCTCCATGATTAACAAGTAACACCTTTGTGCCGTCTTTGAGATAAAGCCTATGCATACCGGTAATTTCTTCGGTCGAATCGGCAGTACCATATAAAAGCGTTTGTCCGCGCTTAGAAAGTGCTTTATAGGTATCAGAAAATCGTACATTCTCGCAGATGCTCGCTTGGTTTTTCTTGAGAGTAAAAGGAGACGCTTTCGTTACCAACCCTCCGGAAAAATCGTCAAGAGTAAAGATTTGATTTTTGGCAATCTCCTGAGCAGATGCTATAGAACAAATAAACAAAAATCCTAATAACCCAGCGCTAATTTTGCGGAACATATCCGCTCGTAGGCTGTATCCTGATCGGGCCATATTTATTCCCTCCGATAGTCTTTCTCATAAAAACACAATACGCATTAAAATCGTTTTCCGCCTTTAAAGCATCCTCCGGTTTTCCCACTTTTTTCTTTGCCATCCAGATAAGATACAGCACAATCGCCCAATGAAATGGCTCTAAAAAAGAAAGCTGATTATATGGAGTGATATTATCATTATCAAAATCATCGCTCACTAATACAGCATAAACCCGTATTTCAAGAGCTGCTGTAGCCACTGGATAATCAAAATACAGGTATTTCCCCCGGCGATACCATTTCTCAGGAGTTCCCGCGCTTCTTTTTCTCCATGAATAATCCTCCGCGTCAAGTTCGGATACGGTCGTTTTGTCAAGCGGAACCTCGTTAAACGACACT